GTGTTGTTGGCCACGTCTCCTGCCAATGGCGGTCGTCAAGAGCATTTCGCGCTACTCTTGGCTCCCGCATCCTGCCGTCTCTGGGCTATCTGAGATCGGGCAGGACGTCTTCCACGACTACTGGTCTCGCTGGTGGTTGACACGAGACTAGTGGTTCTGTTGTGTCGATGTTGAGACCCGCAAAGCAATTCAGCTTCAGCTTTCCCAGGAAGCCGTCGGTCTCGTCCATTTCCATCCGATTGTCCGGGTCTGGACGGGCTTCCTCTCTGGGTGTGTGGTCCATCACTGACTGTTCCGCTGCGCCCTGAACGAAGATCATCTCCGTCCTGGGTTGCATTGGCACCTCGTCGAGCCAGTCCAGTAGGTCCTGGCTGAGAGGGTCTTCCAGTGTCTCGTGTAGCAAGATGTTGCCCGCGATCGATCCCGATGCATTCCTGCACCTGGTCACGGCCACGGCGTACGTTGATATTGCTGACGCGAGGGCTCTGAAAGCCCTTTCCTCGGCTGGTGTCTTCGTGATGATGCCGGGATGTTGATTTGTTCCCAGGCCCATCCTTGCTCGCAAGCGTTCCAGTATGTGCTCCATCGAATCCACTAGACGCCCCAGTGCTTGGAACTCCACGGTTATGCTGGTAGACATGCTGCTGTGTTGGCTTGTTCGTCGCTGTATTTGGTTCTCCACGTTTCTGGCGTGTAGAACCCCCGGGGACGTACTCCTGGCCGTCCACTAGAGAATGAACCTTAACGTCTTGAGTCTTGACGTCAAGCCTTGGCATCTGGGCAACCGGTCCGCTATAGTTCTCAAGCGTCCGGATGTGAGCAGCGAGCTCATCCTCCCCAATGTCAAGGCACTGAGCCACAAATTGATCTATTCCATCATCTTGTGGCCAGGGCGCATTTCTAGCCTCCGTATCCCGGTACCAATATGGCAAGCTGTCGTCCGTGATCTCAGCATATTGTCGATTGAGACATCGGAGATATGCACGGCACCAATGTGAGATGAGTGGTGTTTTCCCATCCGTAACCAGGTAGGCCCGCGCTTTCGCGTACCCGCACTGGTTAATATCATCGGTGGCATTGGTTGTTGTGTGCAACTTAGACAGTGTCCGTAGTGGTTCCTGGAATGAAGCCGGGGTCGTCCAAGGATCTATGAAGATCCGGGACAGAAATGAGAGCGGCGCATGTGGCACTCTCAAAACTGCTTTCAGCTGTAATCCCAACGTGCCTGCAACACGTACGACTGTGTCGAGACGGGGCACCTCGCCCAGTATCTTGGCATTCATGAGTGAGTCATCTCCGTAGAAGAGACCGGAGCTATTGAAAGCCCAGTCCGCATCAACGTCGCTCTCACGCGCTGTAGCAAAAGCAGCGAAAGCGTTCAACAGGGTGTTTCCATCTGTTGTCAATGGTGACCCACTGAGCCGCGAGTACCCGGGCTCGTACTTAATGCCACTCTTCGTGTATGCTTTGGCATTCCATTCCTCAACCAAGAGCTCGTCAAGTTCCCGAAAATGCTCGGGTGCCACCCATCTACGGTAGCAAGCGGTTTCGACGTTAACGCGCAACCACTCAGTAATCGTCCCATCGAACCTTGAATAGTCACCCTCAACAATCTGAGGAGAGTTGACTGCTAGGCTCTGCACTGCATCCGCGATTTGTTGAGGCGTGCGCCCTGGCATGTACCAGGGGAGCCCTTTCAGACAATCGGTCTTGAATGCAAGTGTGTAGGACGACAGTTTGAGTGTGTGCATTGTGGGACACGTGGAGATGTTTCGGGGGTCGTTCGGTATTGTGTAAGCCTCCTTCTTCTGGAAAGCACTAACACGGAACGGTTCGCTCGTGTCCAACAAGCGGGCAGCAGTCCGAAGACGCTGGAGAGGCTTGTCCTGTAAATCGCCGACCTCGCTGACGAGGAGTGGTATCCCTTGGTGCGAAACGGGTACTACACGATCGATAAATTCTCGAGCATAGTCCATAAACCGGTGGTGTATCCGGCCGTTCCGTCGTGGGCATGATTCATTTATAGATGCATGAGCCA